ATGAAGCTTCTGCGTTTGTTAGTAACTCAACTACAGGGTCAACAACTACAGTTTCAATAGTACCTAATAAATCAGGAGCAACGGTACCTTCTGCTGGAGTAAGGAATTCCATTGATGCTGATATTTCTTGATATGCTCCAAATATATTTGGTTGGTACCTATCAATATTTGCTTCTTTAGTTAAGTTTTCATTCGTAGGTTTATTGAGCAATTTAACTTTACTACGCTCTAATACATTTGGCTCAACTACTAAACCAGTTATGGCATTTGTTCTAGCCGGTAAAATGCGTTTAATATACTTAAATAAAGTAAAGTCATAAATAGAAAGTGCTCGGAAATAAGCTTCAAAGTCGTTTCTATTTTCGTACTTTTTCCAATACTGTATTGCAAAATTATTTAAGTCTTTGTAATGGTCACTATACGTATCTCCTGGATTTCCAATATAGTCGTCAATTTCAAAATATCCTAATTGGTTAAATATATCTTCATTAATTGCAGTTTGAGGCGAAAAATATACCCCTAAACGATTTGAATCTACAGAATATTTGTCAAATGAACTTCTTTCTACCCTAGTTTTAGTATTTAATCTTCTATTAGGATCTAAACTAGAAGATTCTATTCTTACTTTACTAGTAAATAAAGTATTTGTACCTAATGACGGAGATGGCGTATAATATGTCTCTTCAAATCCTTCAAAATTAATAGACCCTGAATTTGGGTATCCCGCAAAATATAAAGAACCTGTATTAATTTTTTGATTAGGATGAGTTGAAGTTTGGTAAAACGAACCACTTAAAATTCCTTTTGTTGATAATGTGTATCGCTGGAATAAATGATCATATGGTTTTGATGCTTCTGATCCATTACTTAAAGTAAGTCGGTCTACATTAAATGTATATGTGCTAGGGGATGCTGCGTGTTCAATTAAAGTTGCATCATTTAATGAGGCTGACCATAATCTAACTTCATGGTAGTGTCCATAAAATTTTTCTAAATTTGAAACGCTAGTCCCATTAGGAAGTGATACTGACGATGGTAAAGTTCGTGAGCCGCTGGCAAATGTAATATATTCTGTTCCGGTTGTTGGCCAAATATCTTCAGTTGTGCCAAAACTAGAGGATTGAATATAAATTTTATTTCCGTATAAAGTTTTAGTTACTTTAAGTGAAGTTACGCTATCAACATTTTCAATAGCTATTAAGTGCCATGAATCATCAAATATTTGTAAATTTGACGCTGATACTGCATTTCCATCTTTTGAAAATAATGTTAATGTTCCTTCACTATCGTCATTAGTTTCTTTAGTAAGAACTAAATTATAATAATCACTAACGCTACCACTACTAATTGAAGCAATATTTAAATGACTTCCTGAGCTATATACGTAATTTGAATCTGTTTTAAATCTAAATTCTAATGTATTTGCTGGTACAGTATTTCCTTGACCATTAACATATTGAGTTACTGGCAGATTTAGTGAACCTGTATTTTGGTTTGAATGCCATGTATAATGATATACATCATGCACGTATTCTGGAAAATGATCTAATTCGGTAAACGTTGTCGGCCCGCCATATTCTTTAACTGTTAATACGCTCGAAGGAATACCAAAACAAGATATTAATGCTTTAATTGATCTAGAAGTACCCTTATTTTTTAGAATATGCGGTAGGTTATTAACAATTCGACGCCATACTTCTTTCGTATATACGTCATCAGGTAATGACTGAACGCCCGTGACGCCTGAATTAATAGCTGTTCCAGATTCGTCGACCGCTAACGCATATTTCCATAATTCTGAAGTTGACTTACCATTTAATAATTGGAAGCCCATTGAGTCAGCAACATGATATAGCAAATCATTTGCCATACCATCTTTAGGATGCTCTTCCCTAGAAGTTATTTTTGTTAAATTTTTAATATACGTCCACAGTATATCAAAATGCTGTCCTAGCATATTAACAAATAATACAAATTCTTCGTTTTCGCCGGTGTCAATAATATGTGCAGGTATCGTTTTATCTAATCTATGAATATTAAATTTGTCATAGATTTCAGCCTGCTCTAATAAATTTTCGTAATATGACTCACCTTCGGCAGAAGTTGTTAATGATTGTATAGAAAAATATCCATATGGGTCAGGAGCGCTACCAATTTGCCATTGAGTTGCTGCTGTTGACCAAGCCATCCAAGCATCTTGCCAAGTTAATGGGGTTGGGGTTGTTTTTGGCCACGGATCTACGGAGCCAGTTGTATTATCATAATGTGTATATATCCTACTTCCAGTAGATTCGAAAAATAAATACTTTTCAAAATCGTCAAATGTGCTTACTACGCCGTTTCTAGACTGGTATAAATTAGCTAGGTTATTTTGCGTTATGTCGCCACCGTTAATAACCGATACAGCTTGTATTCTAGTTGTATAATACTCGATTAATTCGAGCTTGTATTTGAAATTTTTAACACGTTCTGTTGCTGAGCTATAATGTATAAAATTTTCAAAATTTCTAAAATTGATGTTTAATTTAATTCCAGATAAACTTCCAGAAAATTGCGCATCAATAATTTGCTGCGATGTTGATAGATTTGAACTTAATAAATCATTCCAAGACTTAAAGCTAGTTGCTGTTGAAAATCCATCAAACTCTTCTAATTCAAAATTTGGAGGAGCCAGGTTTGTTACTGGGTCTGGTACGTGTTTTGGGACAATCGTTAATGTCTCAAGTATTGGATCTATTATTTCTTCAGAAATCCATACTTTACTTTTTTCTCCAAATTTTGCTGGTAGTGGGTTATACAACCTTACTATAATCTCTGGAGTCTTTGTATAATTTATTTCAAATTTTGCGTTAATAATTTGATATGTCTCATTGAATCCGAAATTTAATACAAATGAATTAAATATATCATCTTCAGTGAGTTCATTCCACCTATTACGAAAATTTTGTACTTGTGCTAATAATGAAGTATTTGAATTATCAACTAATTGCAAACGCAATTCGCGTCTACTAGGAGATATTTCTTTAATCCATAATTTCTGTGAGTCATAACTACCTACGACATTATCAAGTAAGTTATAAACTAATTTATACGACCCCCTAGAAATGCCTAATGAATCTAACTCTGAATTTACGTCAATTGATAAATGTTGGTATCCTAATAAATTAGACTCACTAACATTATCTTCAATTGAAAACATTGCGTCATGTTTTCCAAATAAATACGCGCCATCAGGAGTGTAGACGTGCATTTCCAACTTCGGTCGGAAATTGTCTTTAAATGACACAGAAAATTTTCTAGAATCTAATAACGCAGAGTCAACGGACTCTAGGCGCTTTGCTAAAGTCGAGCTTGTTGTTTTTAAAAGTTCTTTGTTATTCGAATAAACTGATAGCATCGGATACTGATCTTTATTAATAAATATCTAATCTAGATATTCAAGGTATCTTAGATACTATAGGAAGACCATCTTGGATTGTCGCCGGCGTATAAAGTTAAGACTCCGGAGTCATCTAAAACTAATCGGGCATCATTACCTAATTTTTGACGACCCGATCCCCACGCAACTTCCCATGGACTAAGACGTACGATTTCTAATTGACCATTGTCGTTATTTGGCGCATATAAATGAACTGCTGACACTGATTGGTTTCGACCCTGGTTCCATCCAAATGCTGTTTTTACTTCTGGAGTGGTTCCTTCTATAGGCTGCCCATCTGAGTCAAATTGACCGGTCTCAATAATAAAATTACCATCTTGCTGAATGCGAGCTATTGCTGTTCTATTAATAGATAATAAACGGTCTTGTATTTTAGGGGCGAATGGTGCGCCTGGGTTTCCGGTCCTGTCTGCATATAAGAGTTTATTAGCAAACAATGTATCAGGAACGTTATTTGGTTCCGGTGCTATATTATACGTGCCTTCCGCGATTGCCGTTTTTAACCCTTCAATCTCATCTTCAAGTTGAACAATTTTAGAATCTTTTCTGTCAGCTTGTGCAGTTAATAAAGATTTTGATTTTTCTAGAGTTTCTAATTTTGCTTTTAAGAAAGCAGTTGCGTTATTAGTAGGCTCTACAAATTCTTCAAATTCTATACTAACAACTTGATTAAATTTTGTTTGAGTACTTTTTGAAGTTTGTAAGCTAATTAATGTTCTCCCATACGTTAAATCTGCATTCTTATCAATAACTGAAGTTCCTTTAGCATTTCGAGTATATGGTTCAAATTTAGCTGACTCTACTGCGTATGGATCAATTTCTCCCGTAATGATCTTAACGGGATCAAATTCATGTAAATGATAATTAGATTTAGACATTAATTAGTAATTTTAAAAATAAAGTCATTTGAACTAAAGTATGAAGTAATACCATCAAATTCTACTTTTAATTCAAACTTATAATATCGTTCAGCATACATCATAGTAGAATAAAAATCAAAATAAGCTCCAGACGTATTACTATTTACTTTTGTTCCTGAGCTATATGGAATAATGATTTGGTCGTTATGCGCATCCCGAATTTGATAATACGTATTAGCTGGGAGAGCTTTTATTGTCGAAAAATCAGAATTTTGTCCAAACGTTCTTCTAGGATACTTATCTCTGGTGGCAATTAAAATTCTATTTTTTGTATTGACAGGATACTCTCCTTTGAAATTTCTAGTATATATAATTGGACTATCTTCATATGTTGATGCAGTAAGTGAGCCAATAGAATATGTTTGTGTTCCGGCCCACTCAATAAATAGCTGCGGCTCATATACGGTAGTCGTTTCAGAACTATAAAATTGTATAGTTGTCGTTGGATATAAGCTAGCAGTAATATCATTATAATTAAATGATACTAAGAATCCATTATTTGAAAAATCGCCATTATATAATGAAGTAACTGCGTCAGTTACATTAATACTTACAGCATCGGCAGTTTTAAAACTAAATGTTTGAGAAGCTAAAGACGCTGTATACCAAGTACCTCCTCCTGACGTAGTTGCATATTCATATTCCGCACTAACGGTTGAAGTATCAACCCAATTTAGTGAACCTGTCCCAGCTACTGCATTCCAAGTAGCTCCGTCGGTTACAGCAGTCTGAGTAATTAATCCTGCGGGATAAGTTAAATACCCCGAACCATTTTCCCATTCGTCAGCAACTAATTTAGCTTGTATAGAATATGATTTTGGTAATGCTGACTCTTGTACTGTAAATAATTTTAAACTAGCAGTTACGTCGTTTATACTAATACTATTACTAGTTAATACACTGCTTAATGTGTCTAGATCAAATTTAATTAAAATTCTTGATTCTTTTAAATCAGACGTAGTGCTATCGCCTTGCTTTCGCAATTCCAATATTTGGTCTAGACCTGTATTTCTATACGGGTCCATTTCATATATTGTCGCGTCTTGTAATGCCGGTATTGACCAAATCATGTTTTATAAATTATAAAGATACTACTTTTCCAATAATGTCTTGGTTGGGATATTTTATTTCAAATATGCTAGGATCCAATGAAGGATATATTACGCCAGCTTTTGTTGCTGCTTCAATATCATATACATTTCCTGAATATCCTGCACTAACATCATATAAGTTAGCAATTTTAATTGATGTGACTGATTGAACTCCTTCAATTTTATCCAACTCTGTATATAATTTTGACATTACAATAGGTTGGTTAATTTGCCACATTTTATTATTGAATATTGATTTTAATTTAGCAATACATTTTATTAATACGTCATTAGAATTATATTCTGGTCTTGTAATAATTTCAAATTGAAGTCCGATATTAATAACAAATGCTTGTTTAATATTAACAGCATCTGTTAACATTCTATATTGATTCAAATATGTTTTTAAGTTCGTTAAAACTGCTTTATTTAACGGCGCGAATGCTCCATTTCCATCATATCCTAAAGTATATAAATTGAGTGCTAACGGGTTTGCAACCATTTCTTGACCATTTTCAGGATTGAGTTGTTGGTCTTGAATAATATATGCTTTTGCAATACTTCCAAATCTAGGTGGCATTGAATATGCACGTATTGCATAATCCGATGCTGTTACTGTTCTATTTTGAGCAGCAAAATTTGCCATTGCATTTTGTCTGATATCTTCAGACGACTCTTCACTTTTACCTCCCGACGCTGGCTTTGGATTTGTTGCTGCTACCGATGCTTTAATACGTCGAAGCAATACATCATCTAATCCTTGTGAGTCAATTTCATATTGAATATCTGCAATATTTTTTAATGTATTTGCAGCAACATTTGATTGGATTCCTCCGCCGGTAGTATATTTTACCGTAAGTGTTGTATTAGAAGGCGCTATTCCATAGCTCTTCGTATACATAAAATTTGAAGAATCAATTGGATGGTCAATTTGAGATTGAAGGCCATTTAATGAGAATCCTACATTATTCGGATTAGGTACAATTTCTTCATCCGAGTCTGTCGAAACGCCCGCTCCAAATTGTATTTCTAATTTTTTATCTCCGCGGAAGCGAGTAATAAATCTTCTAGATGTCTTTTTTATCTTTAAAAGATATGGAACATCGGAATACTGCGATAACTCAGGGTCATTTTGAACGGTATTAGCAATAGACTCAAAAACTAAATCTTGAGCTAAATATGGGACTTCTAACCATTCATTATTATCTGAATCGACGATAGATACTATTTCAATAGCTTGATCAGTATCAATTAAAATTTTATCAAATCTTTTAGCAGCGCCAAATTCATAATATTGAGTATTAATAGTACCCGCAACTGCTTGTACTGTTTTTTTCAATAAATAAAATTCTGGGGTATTGTCTACATCACTTACTTGGTAAATAGTAACCTCTGTCGGGTCATAGCTTCCTGAAGCGCTAAAATTTACTAACGAAGTAGTGCGAAATTCTGTTCCTGATTTATCATCACGAACTATCATACCTTCTTTAAGTGTTAGTGCGTAATTCCAATCTGGTACCTTTGCGCCAGTGTCTGATGTTTTTGCTGGTAATAATTGGAATACGTCTACATCAACTGTTGCTGGTATTCTATTCTTAGTTTTATATCCTAACGCGGCTGCTAGTGCTAATACATTTGGTCTATCGGCAGCTACGCTTAATATAGATTCTTTTAATTGACTATCGGTGTAGTATGATAATACATCTCCAATATATGCGGCCATTTCCATGAACATCATACCAGG